CACCGCATGTGCCACCAGCGCCACCAACGCACCAATCATCATGTACTCAACCAACAGCCGCACACTGGGCAACCCTCGCCCCACACGGCGCAGTGTATTAACGATCATCCGAACTCCTTCTCCCCGTGCCAAGCTTGGGCACAATCACGTTCTGAATCAGCTCTAACGTCTGCGGTGTATCGATTAAACCGGAGGCAATCACCGCCGCCACCGTGAACGCTTGGCTCATCTCCAACCATTCACACACACACATCACAAATAAACCGACAAACCCCGCAATCCCCGCCTCAATCAACACGCGGGAGACAGCCAGCCTCTCCTTAGCGTCCAGTGCACGCATTAAATAACTCAGCGTCCCCGTGGCCATCGCCAGGCACACATAAAACGCCTCCTTCCACCAGGTAGGAAGCGCCGCAATATCAATCACGTGATGCCTTCTTCACCGCCGCATGCTCGGCTGCTAATGCGGCCTGCCAATCTTGACCTTCAAATAGCCAACGTTCGGCTTTTCGACGCCGAACTAAACCAGGAAGCACACGACCGCTTGAAAACTTCCACGCCCCAAACTGCTCCGCCGCACCAGCAACATCACCGGCATTGAGCTTGCGTAACAGCGTCGAGCGGTGGAACGCGCCCACACCAATATTGAAGCTCAGCGATACCAACGCATCGAACTGCTGTTGCTTGAGTGGCACACGCACATAACGCCTTACAGCCGGTTCAAACTCTTTGGCTAATCGAGCACGTAACATCGCATCGGCTTCCTGCTCATTGGCAAGACACATATCAGGCCTAACATGCTTGCCCGTCTCGCCATAGCCAATGGTCAATACTCCCCCAGGACAGGTGTACGGGTTCAACTTGCAACCCTCAAAAAACTTGATCAGTGCAATGCCTTCTTCACCAATGGTCTGCATGGGGGACTCCAGAACGCAAAAAACCGCCCGAAGGCGGTCGCTGACTTTGAATAAAAAAAGCCCTGCTGAGGGTGAACAGGGCAGGCCGCCAGGTGCGGCTAAAACGATGAGGGCATAGCACCACTCAGGCGCGTAGATTAGGGGGGAAAGTGTTGCAGTATCAATGCAACACTACGCGACGACTCAGGGGAGTTGCATCGCTACAGATACTTATTGGTTGAGCGGATGCTCGGCGATGAACTGACGCAAGGCCGCATTCACACGAGTTTGCCAACCCTTGCCTGTGGCCTTGAAGGCTTCCAGCAGATCAGCATCCAGGCGAATGGCAGTGAACACCTTGGTTTGGTCTGCCTTCGGGCGACCTCGGGGGCGCTTCATGGCGACCAAGGCAGTGTATATCTCAGGGGAGAATGCTTCACAGGCAAGCTTGGCCCCCTTATGCCATTGGCTATCGAGTTCACGTGCATCTACATCAGCGGCGATGCCCGCATTAATTACCTCTGTTTCGTCGTGAGTGGGGATCATCGTCCCCTGTTTAAGTGTCGGCATAGCTTTTCACCTCTCTTGAGTTGGCCTTACGCAGACTGATGACCCGTACAGCATCACCACGAAGGCAAAACACCATCACATGCAGACGGTTGCCGATATACCCCTTTGCTTCAAAACGGGGTTCTGCATACTGTTTACGTGTGTCTTCACGAACCACGGCGGTTTCCCACTCAAAACCATCGGCATCAGCGAGCGACAATCCATGCTTGTCAAGATTGCTTTCGCTTTTAGCAGAATCAAATTCGTAGTTCATTTAAATTATTGTATAAATAATAAATCGACGTTACCAAGCTTTTTATATAAACAGTTAAGTTAATTTAACTAACGCTGCACCTAACAACTCATCTCGGGAAAGCCCCTGACTCATACGTTCAATGGTTGCCTTTGCAACATCATACAAATGCCAGGATGGAAAGTGAGGGTAAGTACATCGTTAGCCATCACGCCACATTTCTGTGCAATGCCTCTTGCAACTGCGTCGCCGCCTGTCGTTCCGCAACACCCATCCGCTCCAACAGCCACTCATACAGGCCGCGCCATGTCGTGCGGTAGGTGGATTCGTCCCGGCCAAGGGCAGCGGCACGCTTGCGGTCACTGGCGGGAACCGCACCGCTGCCCCCGCAGGCCGTGCACACCTTCACCAACGCCCCTACACGCCGTTCCCCCCGACCATGACAGCAGGGGCATAACTGCGGCGTGGACAGCTCACCCACCACCGCCGCAACCAGTACCGGTAACATCTCCAACGTCGCCTGCGGCCACAGGTGGGCTTTGACCTTGTCCAGCCGTTCCTCCGCACGCCTCAGCGCCGCCTGCTGTGCGCTTGTCGTTGCTCGGGTCCACCCCATGCACGCTTTGACAATGCCCACATCGGTACGCGCTTCCAGCAAGCGCTGCTGCTGCCGTCGAATCTCCGGCACCACCAAGGCCACCGCCGCATCGCGCAAGGGGCTACGGCGCAACGCTGCGCCATCCGGCCACCAGCACGCTTCCAGTACCTCACGCCCCAACCCCGCAGGCACCAGCCCCAGGGCATGGGCAATGTCTTGCGCTGTCAACTCAGGCACTCCACCAGGCAGCGTGTCGTAGCGGATCGTGCTCGGGTTCAAACGAGCCAGTAAGCGTCGCGGATCAGTCATGGCGGATGTCCTGTGGGTTTCACGTCAAAAGCGGTGACCAGAAGCAGTCACCAGGCGCTTCATAGCGCTCAGGTAGACATCACCTGAATAAACGTTGGTCACACGGCCATCACCACGGATGGGGAGGATCAGAATGCAGGATTGGCGTGCAGGCGTGGCCCTCCGTTGCTTGCTTGCTGCGTGATGCCCGTGATGGTGATGACCACCTGTCCGGCGTGGCGTACCTCATCCTCAACCAACGGATGGGATACAAAACGCCGATCATCAATGCCCAGGGCATCGGCAATGCCATCCCGGTACGGCTTAAACCGCGCCAGCATGTTGTCATCGTCAGGCAGGCAGCGGGTGGGCGGATAGAAGCTAATCCATAAATCCAGGCGCCCCTCAACAGGGAGTGACAGGCCACCCCATCCGGCACGCCGTGCCATCACCTCGGCGTAGCCTCTGGCCTGTTTTACGGCTTTGCTGCGCCGTGTCCAATGCACCCGTGCGTTCGGTGACAGGTCCTTGGACGGCCACGGCAATGTTAAAGATTGCATCTGCTTCACTGCTGCCATGCCGCAGGCAGCAATAGGCATCGCCTTGCTCATAGCACCCCCGATTCAATCAGCTCATGCGCCTGATTCCGGCTGAGGTGGAACTCGGCCATGAGCTTCTCCTCACGGGCGACCAGCTCAGGGTGATGAAACATGCTGCTAATTTCCTCCAGCGCTGCGTGAGCCACCTCAGGGGAGGCCGGTTGGGACGCTGCGGGCTGTTGCGCCTCAATCAGGGCGACGGGCACCTCTGGCAGGACGCCGCCACGCATGACAAAGTCTCGCGCTTGCTCGTAGGCCTCACGCAGCATCCGATCCGATTCAGCACGGCTGGACTGGCAATAGTTCCATGGGTCGATGAACTCCCAGCATTTGGCTACAAACGGCGTATTGCCCCGCGTGCTGCCTGCGGTGAAGTGACTCCGTACCGCCGCCAGGGATGGCACGCCTAAACACATGCTACGGAACCGTGGCGCACTGGGCGGAAACTCGCCGCCTTCAGTAATGCACGCCGCCAACCCGTCCGCAAACTGAGACGCCTCCAGCCCAACCAGCACCTTCTGCCAGGTTTCACCGTCCACGGTCAGCGTGCCATCTTCTCTCTGTGCCGACTCCCCATGAGCGCTCACCCAGGTATTGCCATACAGGGCAATCATGCGTTCCCACAAGCGGCGCAGCCAGGGGAACGGAATCACCGTGGCTTGCGCAAGGCAGGCGGTGTTACTGGAGCGATCCGTCACGCAGGTCAAAGGGTCTATGGAAGACGCGGGATCGTTCTGCGGGAGACAGTCGCATAGGTTTTGAATTGTATTCATGGCGTTGATATGCGTGCTTCATGGGGCTGGTTTTGTCTTCGGCAGCGCGGCGAATCCAGTTACGCCAGGTGGCTTCCCAATCCTGTTTGCGCCCCTTGGCTCCGGCCACGCTACGCCAGTAATCGCGGAATTTCTCGGCTTCGTAGCGTCCATCCACACCCTGCTGGGTGGCGTACAACACATCAACCTCACTGGGTGCCCAGTCATCGGGCAGGCGTGAGCCGTGAGGCGAGCGCTTGGGTTTTCCCGTGCTGCCGGTGGCGTTGCCATCCTCGGCAAATACCAAACTCTCTTCCGAACGCAGTGAGGAAGAGATAATGGTTAATGGATTAATGGTTAATGGTTTAGCCGTTACAGGTGCGTGACAGGTTTTTTTGTGCAACAGCCGTAATTCCTTGATAGGCATATTCCATTCTGGAGTGACCTGATGGTCTTTCAGTTCGGCAAACAAGCGTGAGCGTTCTTTACGGTGGCGACGCGTCCGGGTGTTCTGACCGTTCTTATTCGCCTCTTTATGCTCATGCCACGCATCGCCTTCTTTATAGGCGGCAATCTCTTCATCGCATCGCTTGTTATGCCAGCCGTCTTCTTGCAATGAGAAAAATTTATCAAGCACGAAATCAACCGCGCTTTTCTCTTTTTTGGTACGGGCATAAGCAATACGGTACGTGTGCGTTTTATCAGCCGGTATCGGTTTTTCTGTAGCGTAGTAGTGACTTAATAGAAGGAAGTAGATGCCGTGTTCTTGCAGCGAGAGATAGCTAGCGTCACTCTTGTAATCGCCAATGTGGTGCATGTAATAATTCATGCCGCCGCCCTCAGACACGCGATGACGTCTGGATTCCACAAGAGTTGATAACTGCTGTGCCCGTTGCGCGAGTACGGAATGGCTTCACACCACACGCGACCGGCTTCGGTTAATTCCCACTCGTCGCGTTCATTACGGAACTGAAAGCCTCTGGAGGCTAATAATTGGTTCACCGCCTTGGCCGAGCAATGCAGCCGCTTACCTAGTTGCGTGGCGTTGAGCAGGCAAAGCGGTTCCTGCAACGCAGGCAATGCACGGCGTATCTCTTCGGTTGTTAAATTCGTATTGCTTTTGATGCAGGCCAAGGTCGCAGCGGCGGCAATCCCTGGTTTCACCCCTGGCACTGTAGAAATGTATTGGCCGATTAACAGGAGTGCGGCAACGCGATCCTGGCTACATAGAGGGCAATATTCGCTACGACAAGTTCACCGGCCAGGACGGTCAGGAACGTTATGTCACTGAGATTATTGCTGATCAAATGCAAATGATTGCTGGTTTATGTCTTTCCAGAACTGAGGTGGCCGAGTTATGCGGNTTCGGCGCGGATCAAACTCTCTTCCGAACGTAATGAGGAAGAGGCAGTGGTGAATGATTCTTCTTGAGTAGGTGTTACAGGTGTTACAGGTGTTACAGGTGGCGTTACAGCCGTTACAGGTGCGTGACAGGTTTTTTTGTGCAACAGCCGTAATTCCT